ATCTGGCGCCGAGTGCGACGGGGATCGACGCCAGATAGAGGCCGCGTTCGAAGACGTCGATGTTCCGATCCGTGAAGACGAGCTGATAGACGTCGTCGACCGACTTCGCGAACGGCACAAAGCGCGCCGGCGACAGGCGCCCGGTCTCGCTCCACATGCGCAGCCCGTCGAGTGTGATCACCCCCGCGCCGACTGCGCCATAAAGCACGACGCGGAACGATCGCGACGTCATCACAGTGCCGGGCTTGCCACCGAAACGTCGCGTGCGGCTTGACGTGCGCAGATTGCGGCGCGGCGACAGCGTTGCATCGTCGGCGCCTGGTGCCGGCCGCCAGCCGGCGCCATCCCAATACTCGACCGCCAGAACATCGTCGAACCGTAGCGACGCACCCCGGAACCCCTCGAGATCGACGAAGGCGATCGGCATCGCGACGCCCAGGTCGACTTCCGCGACGACGAACACGTCGGCACCAACGGCCGACGTTTCGTACGCGGTCGAGATGTCCTGGTCGACCAGCGCCGAGGCCGTGCCGCCATTGTGCGCGGTGATCATCGTCGTCGTGACCTGGACCGGTTCGAGACGCCGGCGCAGGCGACGCTGGCGCATGTAACCGCCGGCCCGGCGCCGAAACCCGCCCTGCGGTCGAACCTGGACGTTCCGGCCCGTATCGAGCGCCGTGTAGTAGTGCACCAGGTCCTGGCGCTCATGCAGCCGAGGATCTAGCACGCCCTTCGTTACGGCGTTGATGAGAGACGCGCGTCGCGCCATGTTTAAAACCTCACGTCGACCAGAGGATTGACGCCGCCGGCCATCGACGGTGACGGCTCGCCGTACGCATCCAGCGCCTTCGCCTGGCCGAAGTGCCCGCCTTCGCCCATCATGCTGTCCGATCCATAAGCGGCAGTCCGCAGCGTGCTCCACATGCGCAGATCCTCGCGGATCGACAGCGCGAACTCTGCCATCAGAGCGAGGCGCACCAGCTCGAGCAGATAGCCAGGCCAGGCCGCCGGCGGCGCTGCAATGCCGAACCGCAGCCAGACGGCGGTCGCGTTCGAGTGCAATTCTTTCGCGGCCGTACCGTCGGGGCCGAGCGACAGCTCCCAATCGACGAAAGGCACCCGGCATTCCGATTGATCATAGGCAGCGCGCGGTGCGCCCAGGATGTCCGACGGCATCTGGTAGGCGTAGGCCCAATGCTGCGTCGGCGCCGCCGTCAGGCGAGACAGCGCGCGGGTTCGGCGACAGCAGGTCCATGGGTAGCGCGACAGGATATCGTCGCGAATAGCTCGGTAGATTGCGAGCGGCTTTTCAGCTTTCGGATTATCGATGCTCTGCACCGGCGAAGCACCGATGCGCCGCAGCGCCAGATCGACGATCTCGATTTCGGTTGGCATGCTGGCCGGTCTTTCCCGTTAGAAAAAACAGCGGCGGTTCCGGGCAAGAGAACCGCCGCTGCAGGGACTGAGAACGTCGCCGGGGTGACAGCTGGTCCTCAGGATCTCAGCCGGCGGTTGCGGTCTGCAGCGCGATCGTCACGCCGGACGCGCTGCTGGCGGTAACCACGTAGGACTTACGAACGGGCGTGCCGCCGACCGCCATGACGGCGTCGATGATGGTACCCTTCGGCAACCGCAGGTAAGCCGCATCGAAGTAGGCGGCCGTTTCGACGGTGGCCGCCGCGTCGGCCGTAATGAGATGCGCGCGGTGCGCGACCTTGTCCTCGCCGCCGCCGGTGTAGACGCAGCCAGGGTTGCTCACCGAAAGATTTTTCGCGTCGTATGCCATTGCTCAGTCTCCGGATGGTGAAACGGGAAAACAGAAAAGGCGCGAGGCCGAAACCCCGCGCCAGCTCGATTAGGTGAACGTCGGCAGCGTGTCGGTCTTGTAACGGCACTCTTGGATGCCGATCGTCTGGATCAGCGTGGCGCCGCCTGACAGCGTCGACTGGTACCACCAGCGCTTGCGCTTCACCTCGCGTTCGAACTCAGACTTGAGCGGCTGGCCGGTGTAGCCGGTGCCGAGCGCCGAGCGGTGCCACATGTAGAACGTCCCGTTCGTCGACGAGATCTTCTGCAGATGCACCGGCAGTTCGAAGAAGTGGATGTTCTGCCAGCTGCGCCGACGTAGGCCGTTCGCGAACGGCAGGTCGCCGCCGACCCATTGCGAATTGGCGAACACCTCGTAGCTCATCATTGTGTCGAACACGACCGGTGGCAGGCCGCAAAAGCTCATGCCGTCCTCAACCGGGACATCGCGGCCGAACAAGGCACGACGCGCGGCCAGCGCCTCGCCGGGGCCGAACGCATTGGCGAACGCCCCCGTGACCTGCGAGATCCCGTTGAAGTCCGTCGCCTGCATTTTTGCATACAGGATCTCGTCATGCTTGCGGCCAAGCGCCATGGCGGCCGTCGCGGTGACGGTGTCGACCTCGTTCGGCGCCATTCGATCGAGATCGTAATCGTAGATGTAGTCGGCGGCGTCCCACTCTTCCGCGTCCAGCAGGATCTCGCCGCGCGTTGCGTTCATCGGCTTGACTTCGTCGCCGCGCGTGTAGCTCTGCGCGACGCCCTTGCCGGCAATCGGGAAGTGGAATTTTTTGCCTTCGACCTTCGTCGGGCCGACCGACATGCCCTTCGTCAGATAACCTTTCTGCTGGTAGACGTGGATGACCTTGCTGTCCCACTGCTCTTGGAACCACGCTGATGCTTCGAGCGACATTCTAGCCTCCGGTGAAAAATCAAAAGCCCCGCCGCTCTGAGCGACGGGGCTTGACGGAGGCCAGGCCGGGGCACCGCGCGATCAGATCGGATCGGGGAACCATAGGCCAGGTGCAGGCCGATAGACTTTTCAGCGTCTCAGCTGCGCTTGCGCGGGCCGAGCGTGCGCATTTTGGCGTCGATCCCTTGCCGGTACGACATGTCGAACTTCGGCGACTGGCTGTCGTACCGTTCGTCTTTCATGTCCTGATCCCACTGATCCCAGCTGTAAGCGCCACCAGCACCCTGGCCGCCGCCTTGCACGCCGGTCACCCCGAAATGCTTGAACACCTTCTCGAGCGCGATCACGCCCTGCGGCAAGTCGCCGACGGCCTGCAGCAGGTTCGCCTCCGACTTCGTCAGCACCTGGCGCGTCACCAGGCCGTTGAGATTGCCGAGCACGTCATTCGCGCGCCGAGCCGCCTGCGCCTTGCGGGTGGCGGGATCTCCACCCTTGGGCGCCAGCGCTTCGATATACTGCTGCGGGTCGATCCCCTCATCGAGCAGACCTTTTTCCAGCATGCCCTCATAGAGGCCGGTGAACATGTTCTGGAACTGATCGTTCGTCAGGCCGGCCGCGTGCGCGACGCTTTTCACGATCGGCAGCACCGGATCGTCCTTCATGTCGCCAAACCGAGCCGTCTGCTTTTCGCTCAGCGTCAACGTATACTCTTCCGCCTTCGCCGGCGCCTTCGGCCGACCTGCGATTTCGCCGGCGAGCTTGTCGATGGTCTCGCGATCGTTCGCCCCTTTGAACCGTTCGTCGAGCCCTTCCGGCACATAGGGCGTGCCAGCACCGGCACCACCCGCGCCATCGTCAAGGTTGAACACAACGCCCAGCAGATCCCACAGTCGATTTTTAAACATGGCTCACCCCTTCGTTCGTTTCGAGCCTTTCGACCTGGCGGCCGACTGCAGCGGCGCATCGGCCGCCGGCTCGGTTTCGACAGGCGTTGATCCGCCTGCCAGTGCCTGCAAAATCATCGTGACAACGCCATTCTGCCCCTGCCGCTGCGCGGCATAGAGGGCGACTTGCTCCGCGCTCGAGCTGCCGATCGGCAGCGGAACGAGAGGACGCAACAACGTCTTACGCAACAAAAGCTCGAGACAAGCCTTGCCGGCCGGCGTGCGGAACGGCGCAGCCAACGTGTCGGCCTCATCCGCGATCTCGCGGCTTTGCCTGTCCATGTCCTCGCGCATGCCTGCGCCGGGATTATCGAGCATCGGCCAGGTGCCGTCGGACAGTTGGCTGATTACCTCTGCGATGTTCACTGCATGCTCCCGTTAACGTAGTCGTTCGTCTGCTCAGTCGCCGTCGGCGGCGCCTGCTGTTGCTGCTGCTGCGATGCGATGATCTGCGCGATCATGCCCTTGAGTTCTTTCACCTCGCGCGGGTCGCGGATGAACTTTTCGTCGACGCCGAGCCAGCGCCCGCACTGCGGCCAAAGCTCTTCCACCTTCGCGACCAGCAGCGCCGCTTGCGGCCCCATCACGCCGGTGATCATCGAGATCCAGTTGACGGCCCGTTCGACCTTGTCGACCTTCTGCGCCGCCGCCGCCGGCGCCGTGACTTCGATCTGCGCCAGCAGCTGGTCGATCGCGAGCTTCGTCGGCAGCACCCCGCGCGCCTCGAGGATGTCGATCGCGCGCGCCACCACCGGCGTGACGAGCTCGTTCGACAGCCGCACGCCGACGCCGCCCTTGGTCCTGGCATAGCGGCGCATGCGGCCCATGATTTCAGTCGGCGAGCGCACGCGGTCGGCGAGATCCGGCAGCTCGTCGTTCAGTAGGACCTTGTTGATCTGGTCCCGTTCGTCGCCGATCACGATCGACGAAACGTCGAAATCCTGCGGCACCGGCAGCCGCTGAATAGTCGGGCCGAGCGGCCCGCCGTTGCTGCCCACCGTCCACAATCGCGACGGTTCGAAAACGGCCGTGTCGGGATTGAACACCCCGTCATTGCGCCGCGTCCACAAACCCATCACGGCGAACGCTGCCGCGATCAGCGCGAGCTCGCGCGCCTTGTTCGCGGTTTTCACAAAGGGCAAGCCGAGGTGCGCCAGGCCACGGCCGAACGTCTCGCCGGGCACCTTGAAGAACCTCGGTATGATCCAGGGCGAGACCTGGCGCAGATCCTCTTGCCAGATCGCATTGGCCGGTTCGTCCTTACAGCACCAGACCGCCAGCCGAAACCGATCTTCGTTCGGATCAAAATAGGTGTACTGCACGACTTCCGTCAGCGCGCGCTTATCCTCTTTGATCGCGCGCGCCAGCCGCTCCGAAATTGTCGCCTTCGGCCAAACCGTCTTGAGATCCTGCAGCCGATATTTTTTCTTCCACCAGACGCGCCAGACCTCGCCCCACGGGCCGTCTTCGATCGCGATTTCAGTCACAGGAACCGCCCGCCCGCGAACCGGCGTGCGACTGTTGCCGGCTTCCATGTTGAGGGCGCCGGTGCCGGCGAACAGGTCCAGGAACATCTCATGCGCGGTGACGTGCACCGGCTTGAGAACGCCGTGCACCACTTCAGTGATCAGCTCGAGCTGTTCGTTGAGCTGCTTGCGCTGATCGCGAGGCACCAGCGGCCCGGCCTGGATCTTGAAGAATTCCTCGAGCGGCGGCATCCAATCCGCCTGCATCGTGCCAGCGAAGTTGAACGCGGCCGTCAGGCCGGTGCCATCGAACAGCTGGTTTGTCCGCGATTGCCCTGGCGAGCCCCTGCCGCGTTCCGGTGATTGTTCGACCGTGCTCTGACGAAACGGCATGTAGTATTTATAAATCTCGTCCAGTTCGCGGTGATAGTGCAGCGCCTTTTCGAAGGCCGAAGCACAATCGGCGCGCATCTCTGCAACGTCCATGTCAGCTGCCCCCCAACGTCGACCCTAGATTTTCGTCGACGAACGACAGCATGCCGCGCCGAGCACCCCGACGGATCTTCCGTTGCGCCCCTTCAAAAATTTCGAGACGGTTGCGTTCATCCCTGATCGCTGCCGCTTGTTCGGCCTGCGCTGCCTCCAAGGCGCTGTTGCCGCTTTTGCCGAAAATTCCCTTCACTGCATCGCTCATGTCAGCCGCTCCCAAATCTGCAAACCGCCTTCGACCTGTCCGGTCGCGCTGAACCCGAGAGCGACCGCCAGGCGCTCGCCTGGCACGTTGCCGGGCATGACGCGGGAGATGACGCCGGCCGGATGCGTCGAGGCCTGCGCCTCGAGCATCCGGCGAACGCCAAGAACGACGCCGGCGAGGGCTGGCCCTACGCCTGGCCTTGATAGAAACCAGGCCTCCGCCGGTCGACCGTCATCCCACGCGAACAATCCCCCGATTGCGATCGGCCCCGCCGAGGTGCGAAACACCCACGGCTGGCCGCCCACCACCTGGACGAGCAGCGAACGATAGACCGCGCGCGGCACGGTAGACTTTCGCGCGGTCAGCACGTCCGCCAGGTCGGCCAGGGTGGCAGGCTCGAGCGGCATGGTTCAGGCCGCTGCCGTGGCGGGCACGGCCTGCAGCGTAGGCCACATGTCGATCAGGAATTCGGCGCCGATCTCAGAGAACTGATTGTAAGCGGCGGGGTTCGAGATCGACAGCGTGATCTCACCCGACGGGGTATACTGCGACCAGCTATAGTTTTCGCTTTTCGGATCGGACGAATAGACCGGCTGCAGCTTCACCTGGCGCCACGATCCGAAGTCGGTGACGCTGATCAGCTTGAACTTTGCGGTGACCATTTTCGATTTCCTTTTAGGTTGGAAACGCAGCACGCGATCAGTTGTTTATTTGTAGAGGCGAGCGCGCACCGCGCAGTCTTTGGCCTCGAGCAACTTGCGCAGCCCTGCCGACCGTTCGGGATTGCGCGGCAGATCTGCAACCATCGAAGCTGCTAGGTCGTGAAATGGCTTGCTTACCGCCTGCAGAAAATCCGGCAGGTGCGCGAACTCGAAAAACTGCAGCATCGGCTCAGAATTGGGATTGTAGCCGGTGTTGGTTGTGGCTTGATCTGACATGTGACTAGTTCCCGATTAAAAGAGGTTCGTGTTCACGTTCAGCTTGACGCTGCCGCCGTCCGACGCACTGCCACTCGTTCCGCGTTTCCGCCGCCCCTCAGCTGGATTGTGCACGACGCCGTGCCGCCCCTTGTGGCCGAGCAGCCAATACTGCAGGGCGTCGTGCGGGTTCGAATAATCGCCCTTTTCGGGCCGGTCGGACGTCGTCACCGTGTTGCCGATCCGCTGGTTTGCGTAGCGGTAGTGCGACGCGAACCCCTTGCGCAGCATCGGGCAACCCGTCCGATCGATGATGATCGCGGGCACGTTCGGCGCGATCATGTACGTGAGCTCGTCCGTCACCGCCTGCAGTCGCAGGCCTACCTCATTCGACGGGGCCGGCAGGATCGGCATGCCGAGCACGGCGGAGACCGTCTCGGCCCAGGCAAAATCATTCGCTTCCTTGTCGGCCCCGTCAAAGCCGGCCGGATCGGCCCAGCCAATCTCGACCTCGTTGTCGGGCGCCACCTCGAGCAGCGCCAGCTTGACGCGCTCGGCGAACCGGCTCGCGTTCATGCGCCCCGGTACCACCTCGCGATAGCACCGGAACTGACCGTTCGGCGCCCGCTGGCCGATGATCGCCGCCGGCCGTGTCAGGCCCTGGTCGAAACCGATCTGCATCGGGACTTTCGGCAGCACCTCGAGCGGCACCGGCGAGAGGTGAACGTCGTCGTTGTATTCGTCGGCGTACACCGGCAGCCCGTCGAGCGAGGGCGCGTACTGTGCGTCGACCATTCGTTTGACCAGGTGGCGGCCGTTCTTCTGCCCCGACAACGTCGCGACCTGTTGCGCGTAGTAGCCGGGCTTCAGGTTCTTGATGTTCTCTGCCATTGGAGAACGGCCGGACGGCTGCTTGTAGAGCTTGTGGTTCGGCGGCAGGTCGATTTCGAACTTGTTATAGAACCAGCTGTCGATGTCGGGCGCATTGAGATCCCCGACGACGTAGGCGCGGTAATCGGTGCCGGGCTTCAGCATGTGCTGCGCAGGATAGCGGCCGAGGCGGAAGATCGCTTGCGTCAGGACCTCTTCGGCGAGCTGATCCATTTCGTAAAGCCAGAACGCGGTCGGTTCGAACCCGCGCATGAACGCCTCGATCGCGTTCTCGCCGATCGCCGCGAAGATCGCCTCGAATTCGACCGGCACGCGCCGGCCCTGGCGCAGCACGTCAAACGTGATCCGGTGCGTCGCGAACCGGCCGCCGCCACCGATCCATTCGCTTTCGGTCCAGCCGCCACCGTCTTCGGGCAGCCAGCCTTTCCACGTCGGATAGAGATTTCGTTCGATCTGGCCATAGGTCATGCCGATGATGGCAATCCGAAACCGGATGATCCCGTCGGTGCAGATCGGCATCAGGCTGGCGTTCGACAGCGTGTCGAAGATGCACGTCACCGACTTGCCGCCGCCGACGGGACCCAGCAGCGCGCGAACCATGTGCTGGCGGTCCTGCAGGAAGGCAGACGCCACCGGCCCCGGCGGCGTGAAGTTTTTGAACCTGACGAGCGGACTGCTCATTCGCCCCTCGCGTTTGCGATCGCGCGCTTGCCGCATCGGTTCACGATCCGGCAGCGCTGATAGCTCAGCTCACCGCGACGCTTCTCGATTTCAGCGACTTCGGCCTCGATCGACGCGAGGCTTGCGGCTTCCTCGCTCGTCATGTATTCACGCCACGGAAGAGCGACACGCGCAGCCCGTGAACGGTGCGATTCCATCAATTTCGCGTTCATGGCGAACACCTTCCCCCAACCCCCGGGCAGCGTTGCAAATCATCCGCCGGCTTTTTTTTCCAACTTCTGCCGTACCCGGAAGGCCTGGAAAAAGAAAAGCCGAAAAGCCAGCGGCTCGAAACGGTGCGGCGCCACCCCCCGAACTGAGAGGCGCGGCGCGATTTAGGGGGGCCGGGGTGGCCGGCGGCCTCGCCGGCGAAAGCCACCCCCCCTCGCGCGCCTGGCGCGCCTGGCCGGCGAGGGCAGCGCCCTGGCTTGTGGCCATCTGATTTATGATCAGTGCGCGAAACCCGCAAAACGCCCGTGTTCACGGTCATTGCTTGTCCTCGTCCGACTGTTGCTCGTCCGACTTTCGCGGATCGTGCTCGACAAGTTGTTGATTTTGTTCGTCGTTTCCGAAGTCGATCACGGTCGCGTTTTCCGCGCCCTCGGCGACCAGGTTCAGCAGCAGCAGGCCGCGCGCCTTTTCCTCGACGGTGATCGCCATCGGCAGCTTCTGGTGCAGGTACGGCAGCGCCGCGATCGCGGCGTCGACCTGGACCTTGAAGGCCTCGCCCGTCGCCAGGACAGGCTCGCCGGTCACTGGATCAATGACCAGCTTGCCCTCGTGGTACTTGTAGAGGCCGAGCTGCCGCGCGAGCTCTGCCGGCGTGCGGCTGTAGCTTTCGAGCAGGAAGACCAGCGGCGACCGGTAGCGGCCCTGCAGAAAGGCGACCCATTCGTCCGTGCGCTTGTTGCGCGAGCCCTTCGGCCGGCCGCCCTTGGCCGACGGCAGCGCCGCCGGCGGCATCGGCAGCGGCGCGTCGGCCGCCGGTTCGTCGAAGAGCTCGACCTGCTCGGCCTGATCCGGTCGCGGGTCGACGAGCCCCAGCTGAGCGAGCGCGGCCGTCAGGCCCTGCTTTTCGTCAGCCATCAATAAACGCCCCGTTGTTAACTGCCGCCAGGGAACGGCAGGGAACGGTCGAAAAGGCACCGTTCCCGGCACCGTTCCCAGCTAAGTTATTGAGCGCGCTACTAAATACATATCTCGGGAACGGAGGAACGGGGGAACGGTGTAATTGCTCGTGTACACATGCGCGCGTGTAGTCATCACTCGCGCAGGTGCGCACGCGCGCGATCACGTACGCGCGCGACCCCCGTTCCACCGTTCCACCGTTCCTAACTTCGCAAATGTGCATGTTTCTCAGTATGTTAGCAGGGAACGCCTGCAGGGAACGGTGGAACGGTGGCACTGGCAACCGATGGGCAACTGATCCACTGTTCCACCCCGCACCCGACCGCCGGAACGCCAACGCCACCCAAATCACGACGGGACCGTGCCCGAACAGAGTAGGTCGGGGTGGCGGGCGATAGACTTTTCGGCCCGTCGATTTATTCAGCTGTGCTCATCACGCCACCCTCGCCGTATAATCCGTCGAGATTGATCAGTGTGCATTTACTCTTTACTCCGTTCACCCGCGTTTGCCCCGTCTCGTACACCGTGCCGCGTGGCGCCTGTCGCAGCGCGCCAGACCACACTGAAGCCCCCGTTTCGCCGGCCCATTTCGAGCCTTCAAACATGCGCCTGACGGACGGAGATTGGTTGGGAACAGCGAGCCACTGCTGCTTGCCGTCGATCCTCAGCATCAGGCCTGCCTGCGACAGGAGGCCGCGAACTTTGACGATATCGGTCCACTCGGTTTCGCGTCCGAACCACGCCTCGAGGACCTGGCCGACCGTCGTTTTGTTGCCATTGCGCCACGCTTCAACAGGAACCGACAGCAGGTGATTGAGACAGCCGAGCCAGTTTTCGGTCGCGTCTTCGAATTCGGCCATCGTGTCGGCCGCCATGAGATCCCGCCACCAAAACATGTCGCCATCACCTGGCGTCTTCAGCCGATCCTCGTTCCACCCCTCGTTTTCGATCATGTCGGCGATCGCCAGGAGCGTGCCAAACGTGTCCTGGCCGCGCGCATCCATGCCGCCGGCGCCGAGCTCTTCGCGAAACGCTGACCACGTTTCGTCGAAGCGTGGCCACTCATCCATCAGTCTTCGGAGAATGCAGCGGCCGACGACGCTGAGACTGTTCGGAGGAAGGTCGGGTGCGGGTTGGGATGGTGGCAAGCGAGCGAGGCGCAGAAGCGCCATGCGGCTCAGGTCCTGCGGCTCGAGCGGCGGCGTATTGATCGAACTGAACAGGAAGCACGATCGCGCCCGAAACTCGACGCCCTGGTGCTTGTCGCCGCCCCTCAACATCAGGCCGCCTGACGCGGCGATGCGCGCGAGCTTTAATACCGCCTTCTGCTTCTTCACGTCAGCTTCGCCCTCGAGCTCGTCCACCGCGATCGGAAGGCAGTCGTGACCAACGCGCTGATAGAGGCCGGCGGCACTGGTATCGACCGCCTGGATCAGCCAATCGCCTAAAAGCCCTTTGATCAATTCCTGCAGCGTCGACTTGCCGGTGCCCTTGTCGCCGGTAATGAACACCGCCGGCCGCCACGGCAGGGCGCCCGAAAGCAGCGCCGCACCGATCCAGCCTAAGAGCAGTTGCGGGTCGACGTAGGGTCGAGCCCAATTCCAGGATTGCAGCAGCGGCCGAAGCAGCTTTGCGGGGTTGTCTTTATCTTCGACGGGTGTGGGCCAGGGGTCGGGGATCGCGGGCCGCGTTGGATAGACCGAACCGTTGATCTCGCCGGGTGGCTGCCGACGGCCGCCGATCAGCACGTTTTCGCCCGTGTGCACCACCAGGCCACCGTCCGGATCTGTCCAGCTTCCACGCCCGCGAACGCGCTCGACAGCGTTCCACGGCCCCTTTGCGGTGCATGCCGCGATCAGCGTTTCGCGCGCCTTTTCATTGCGCCACCCGTCGCAGGCCGGCTTGCCGTCATCGCCCTTGCCGCGCCCCCACTTCGGCCAAGCCCAATACAGGTACAGGTGGCGCCCGCGGAACAGCTCGAGCGTATCAGCCTGGCCGTATGGCTTGGTGTAGCAGTAGAGCTGCCCGATCGGGTCGAGGAACCAGTTCGCGCTGCCGTCGACGCCCAGCGGCAGCACAGGGCAATCCGGTGGCAGGCCCAGCTGATCGGGTCGCCACTGGCCAGCGTTCACGCCCTCGCGTGGCCCGCCCGGTTCTGGATCACCTTTGAAGCGGTGTTTCACAGTCGGGATCGGCTTGGCGTCCGCGATAAGCGCGCGGACGGCCGATAGGTTCGGTTTTGATGTCACCCCGATGAATTCCGCCGGCGCCCCAACGCCAGCGGCCCCCTGTTGGATTGCCCTAGCGCTGCCCGTTGCTCTTTTTCTTCGGTCGGCCGTCGTCTTGATCCCACGCGGCTTCCAGCTGCGCGACCAGGTCGGGACCGTCCGGCTTGGCGATCAGCTGCGGCGCGAGCGGATAGTCAATGACCGGAACCGGCGCCACGGGCGCCGGTGAGTTGTTTTCTTGTTGAGGTAATGGAATCGACGCCAAGGGTGGCGTCGATAAGTGTATGCGCGATCGCAGGTTCGCCTGGCGGCGACCGGCTCGCTTGAACAGCCCGCGATCCGGTAGCGGAACGGGTGCGGGCGGCGCGACCTGGTCGGCGTCGTGCCACGCCGTCGCCAGGTCGGCGAGCGCCTTTGCTGTCACACAAAACGCCGTCAGCGCCGCCACCAGGCGCCGCGACGCCTGATCCCACGGGTTGTCGTCGTGTGCCGCGCCCACTGCCCACCGATACGTCACCTCAGGCGGGGCCCCCATGGCCGCGTAACATGACATGTCCAGCAAACTCGGCTTGACGCCGCCGGGGATCTCTTCATGCCAATTTTGGATCACAGCCGGATCAGTGGCGAAATAGGCCGTCTGCGCAGCAGCGCACGCGGTCTCTTTGATGCCCTTCGGCGTCAAGTTCATGGCTTTGCCCCTTTCAGTAAACGGTTGATCTCGCGTCGCTTGGCGCGCCACCAGCCCCGGCGCGCCTCGAGAAAATCAGTGATCTCGATGGCGAGACCGACCAAAAACGGAATGGAAACGACGATGATCATCAGCATGCTCAGCCCCAAGAAAATCTGCTCGACGAACGGCATTGGTGCCCCCTAGTTGCGCAGCGCGTCGTTCGCGTCCTTGCCGACCGAACTGCGCGCGATTTTGACGGGCCGGCCCTGCACGGCCAGCGCGTCGATTGCCCGCTTCAACTGCTGTTCCGCTTGTGGTTTTCCCCAATCGTTATCGGCCGCAACGATCACTTCGTTGCAGCAGCTCGGCAGCTGGATCGACGCGAGATTTCCAAGCGTGCCGGCAGCCCAAACGCGCAACTCCGGACAGGCGAGTGCGATCGACAGCCCGTCCTCGACGCCTTCACAAATCACCAACGGCTCGATCAGGCCGGCTTTCGCTGCCTGCTCAGGCGTTTTTTTGCTGGCGCCCTTGGCGAGCCGGATCACGGCGCCCTTGAACGTCGGCCAGATCTTGCGCGCCGGCGTGACGGGCGCCTTGCCTGATCCGTCCGGCATCAGAAATGTTCGGTGTATGGCAGTGACCGGCCCCTGGTCCGTCATCGCCGACACGATCGTCGGCCAGACCTGGCCACTTTCCGCATGCCTGCAGGCCGGATCGAAACGCAGGGCGCCGGGCATCGCAGCCAGGTGGCGCAGATCGATGCCTCGCGTTCGAAGGTACGTATCGACAGGCGTGTCGAGAATTTTCGCTTCGCACTTGAGCCAGTAGCCGAAGGCGCTGCGGCGCTTCTCGTTGAGCGCGGCGAGCTCGGCCGCCTCATCGTGCGGCGCCACGGCCTGGCGCGCGACGTTGCCCTGGCGGCGCAGTTCGTCAGGACTGACGTTGATGAGGCCGAGCCAGCCCTTTGCCCACTGGATCGCGTCTTTCAGCAGGAGGCCCTGGCAATAGCAGATCAGGCCGAGAACATCCCCCTTTTCGCCGGTCGCCTCATCACGCCACGAGCCCGGCACGCCGGAAAGCGCGATCCAGAATGAGCCAGCGATCTTGTCCTGGCGGGTCGGGTTTTTCGCGATCCAGTATTTGCCGGATCGCGAGCCGTCCGGTGCGAGATCCCGCGCAAGGCTTTCGACGCGCGACTGCAGCAACGCCTTGAGTTCGGGGATCTCGGAGGGTCGGGACTGCATCAGAAAAATTCCTTTTCCTTTGCCAGCCACTCCGCCATCAGAACAGTCACGGTGCCGTCGCGGTTCTTTTCGATCAGCACCTTGGAACGCGGCAGCCACTCGCGCCGCGTTCCGTCACTCAACAGGATCGCCTTTTCAGTCTCGCCGACGATCTGGCCGACGACTTCGACCTTGCCGGCGCGGGCACTGTCGCCGGCGGCGTACTTGAACGCGCCCATCAGCCTACCGCCAGCAGCGCCTGCCGCCCCCGGATCTCGAGGCCTCGGAAATGAACGACGCCGCCCATGTCGACGCGCTCGACGCCGCAGACTGTGCCGAACATGGACAGGAACGCCTCGCGGTGCATGGCGCGGCCGTCAGCCCATGATTGATAGCGCTCGAAAAGCCGGTCGCCGTCGACCAGCTGTTCCGGTGAACGAACGGTGCATGCCGCGTGGAAAACTAACAGCTGATCCACAAGGGCCTTTACGGCGTCTCGCTGCACCGGCACCTTGGGCGCTTCCGGTGTGGCGGGCCCTTGGACGAACGGCGCCGCAGCAACGGGATTAGTGGGCGCCGCCAGCTGCACATCTGGCGGCGCCACCGGGCCGGCGCTCACGGGGTTGTGAGACGCCGACACTGCGGGGCCGCCGATTGGGGTAGCAGCTTGTCCCGCAACTGAAACGTTGATGGTGTGATGACTGCTCGACGCCTGGTGATCACGCCCTGACGACGCCGGCCCTTCGCCGCCGCCCTGCGACGCCAGCTGAGCATAACGCGGCACATCACTCGCGAGCCGTCGCTGCGAAGGCGGCGGCGCTTGGATCTCGACCGTCGGCATTTGCAACGCCGGCGCGACCAGCGCGAACCCGAACGTCGCCCAAAATCCCAACAGCCCGACGATGAAGACCGGCAGCCAGAACTGCACGTCTTCGATCGTCGTCTTTACGCCGAGGCCGGTGACGATCCGCGCAACGATCGCCATGTCGGGGTTGCCGCCGGCGACCTTGGCCACACCATCGAGGCCGCCAGCTTGGCGTTCGATCGCCTCGGCGAGTTGCTTGGCGCGCTCGGCGTCGGCGAGCTTCACGCGCAGCTCGCCGACACGTTTGCACGCCGTCGGCGCCCATCCAGGATCGGCGCAGTTGTTCGTGGCCTCGCCGATCGTTTGCCTCGCCTTGCCGATGTAGGCGGCGAGCTCCTGTTCGATGCGCTGTTTCGTCTGCGCCGGGTCGGGTTGCGAACCGAGTGCGGCGAGCGCGGCACGATCAGCATGGAGCCGGTCGCGGGTGACCGACCCCTGCATCGCCTGATCCTCGCGCGCGACAGCGGTGTCCGCCATTGTCACGCCCATGATGCGCCAGCCTGACAGCTGCGAAAGTGCAAAGCAGGCGATGATCGGCACCATCAGCGCGATTCGCATGAACCAGGCGCTGATGTCCCAGCCGCGTACGTCTCGCAATTTCGTCGGCAGGTACGCGCCGAGAACGGCGATCGCCAGAAACGCAGCGGCATACCCCAAGCTTGATCCGGGGTTCACCCATCCGCCGCCCTGGCGCCACCCGAACATCGTGTTCATTGACGCCTCGACGACCCAGCACGCCATCACGGCTTGGACCGGAATGGACGCGTTTTTCAGATTATCTGTGGTCAGCATGCCGCCAGCTCCTGCTCGAGGCGATTGAGGGATCGGTCGAACCGCGCATCATCGCGCCGGTCCTCGACGCGCCGCAGCGCGCGATTGACCGCCATGGGATCAAGGCCGAGCGCACGAGCGATCGCGTTCTGCTCGACGTCGAAACTGACGATCGCGAGATAGATCGACGTCTGCCGAGCGCGCGAGATCGCGTTCGACGGCCGCCGGCCGGCGCTGCGCATGTCGGCAGGCACCTGGTCACGAGTGACGACGGCAAGGGCCGCCTCGAATGCCGATGCCGCTGCGAGGCGACCGGCGCGTTTCACGCGGCGTCTAAGTTTGGGCGACATGGCTGCCTCCCCGCGCCTGGCGTCGCCGCTCAGCGGCCACGAGTGCGCCGATGTAGGCCAGCGCCAGCGTGTGGACCGTCAACGGGTTTGTGACGGCCCGCTGGTCGCCGGCGAGCACGCGTGTCGCAATCTCGCCGGCCGTTCCGAAGTCGACATCGGGGCCGATCATGGTCGCGGATCTGGCCGCGACGTCTATTAGGGCGAGTTTTCCATCTGGCATTTTGGCCACGCAGCGGCGTGGCGCGAGAGCATCGATCGGCACATCGTCAGCCGGCGCGATTTCGGCGATGCAGGAGAGCTTATCGGCGACGGCTAGGTCGAGCTCGACCAGGTCAAAGGGATCGGCACGCGCGGGCAATTGATCATCGTACATGCGGCCTCGCATCGGTTACGGGGTGGACGGACTACGCCACACAACGCGGCCGACAGGGCCTTACGGACGAAAAGTCCGGCCCCGATATGCTGCACACTGATCGGGGCCGGGAGGTTAGGTGTCGCGGTCTAGGCGCAACACCGGAAGGACGCTAGACACAAATTTGCTTTACGTGCTTCGGCAAATCTGGTCAACCGTTGAGCTACGTGCAGTGTCATTTACGTGTTGGTGTGCCCCGGCGGTTGCAAAATGCCGCCCCATGGAAAGGTTTCACACTCGCATCATGCGCATCTTCGGGCAGCAGCTGAAAGCCGCGCGCATCGACGCCGGTTTCCGCACGGCTAAAGAGTTCGCTGACGCGCTCGGCGTCGAGCCTCCGACCTATCGGTACTGGGAACGCGGCAAGTCGCTTCCCGATCTCGTGACCGTCGCCCGCATCTGCAAATTGCTGCAGCGGGACGCCAACTATTTTTTGCCCGATGCGCTTTCAGGCACCGACGCGCGGCGGGGAAACGACGGCAGCCGCGCCGCCTAAAAGGTCGCCCCCTCAGCCACATTCGTCTCGTCGTCCGGAACGACTGACGAACTTCTGCCACACCTAAACGCAGAACAGATTTACTTTTTTGATTGACGACGAGAGTCGAGGTAAATTACTTTTACTTCGCTTCGGTCCGTTTGCCGAAGCACGAAGCGGGGTAACGAAGGTGAGGCGTCAGCGATCCAGCCTTGGTCACTGGCGCCTTTCCCATTCCGGGAGATCGACATGCAAACACAGCAGAACTTGACCTGGTCGCGCGTGGCCAGGAACACCGACTACGCCACCGACGGCGTTCGGGCGTACCGCATCGCCTTCGACGGTAGGGTGTTCGTCGCCGAAGTTTCACTCATCCGCCGGCGGGACGTGCTCTCGCGTAGCGAGTTCACCCGCAAAGTCGCAGCGCAGGACTTTTGTGCAGCGTTCGCAAGCAACCTGGCGCGCCAGGTGTTCCTCGAGACGATCCTCGCTAACGCCTTCGACGCCGCCGCCCGCACCACGTTTACCA